TATATCTTCTGCTGCTATCTTATTTGCCTCCTGTTGCAGTTGAGATTGAGATGCAATACGACCAGGTCTTATTTCGTCTAACCTAGCTCTTGCTTGTTGTAATCTTTGATTAATAGCAGCTTGATTAGCTAGGTTACGTCTTATATTTTCTGCAAGTGTATTAGCCATGGTGACACCACCAGTTTGATACCCTATTCTACCGCCGTCTTTAACATTGACTCTATCAATAAATGCTTGTTTCTGTTCATCAGTCATAGCAGAATAATCTTTATCAAACTTAAAGTAATTATCAAAATAAGATCTCATTTTTCTACCTACGTTTTCTTTTCTTCTAGCCATGTACTCATCATAAGTCTCGCCCTCTTCTTGAGGTGGTTCATCTGCTAAAAATGCTTGATAAATGTATGTTGCTGCACTAGTCACTCCACCAACTAATATTTGTTGTTGCACTAATGAAGGTAAATCTTTTAATATTGGAATATCTTTAAACAACCCCGTAGCATCTCTTATAGAACCTAATCCTACATCTTTAGCTATTTTTTTAGTTCCTTCTGTGGCTTCAGTTGCTATCTTGTCTGCAATTGTTTCATCCTCTTTCAGTGCATCAAAAGTAGATTCTTTTCTAGGATTAAAAAACTCTTTTACAGCAGTTGTTCTGTCGGGACTTAATGGAGATGTGAACCCACCTCTAAGTCCACCGCCAAAAGGATCTGTTGCTCCACCTAAACTTCTTACACCTGCTCCAAAAGCAAAAGTTCCAACTCCTTGTTTAAATGCATCGCTGATACTGCCTCTTTGATCAAACCTACCTATACCTCTCATAAGCCCTGCAATACCAGGATTAAAAGGTGCAACAAACGGTGCAGCTTTAACTGCAATATCTGCTAACTCATTAGGTACAAGTTTTCTAAATCTCTCTTTTAATTTACTACCAAGGCCATATTTTTTTCTAGGGGTAACACTGGCTATCCCACCTTTATCACGTAATTGTCTTGGCATTTTTGCTCTATTGATCATATATGTTAAATGTTGTTATTTTTAAAAGGCAGGGATTACACCTGAATTTACATTATTACTCGCTTTTTACGAGTAAATCAAGGTTATGTTACTACCGTCCTAGGTGTCACTTGCATAGCCGATAGAATCACATGGAGCCTATTTGCATTACCCGCTGTAACTTTTACTATCTCTCCTGTTTCAACGACTAATGGATGGGTTAATATTTCTGTTGGTGTGTTAGCAGATATAGCTTTTTGATGCGCAACACTAAATAAAGTTAAATCGCCTGCATCTATCTGTATGGTTATGGTAGATCCACTACCACTATCATCGCTAACCAATATTGATTTTACTATGGCAGTTGTTGCCGAAGGCACTGTGTATAAAGTCGTGCTGTCTGTAGATGTTAAATCTACTTTTTTATTTACAAAAACATTAGCCATGTTTATCCTAAAAAGAAAACAATTGCGTCATTGTCCTCTGTCTTTTCCTCTTGAAAAGTAGTATTTAATTTTTCTATTAAACCATTCAAATCTCTAACTAAAGATAAAAATGAAACTTGATCATATTCTCTTGGTGGTTGTGTTAACGATTGTACTATCTTTGCCATTATGCTTTTTTAACTCCTTTAATTTTTTTCTTATTTAGTGATGCATAAAATACTTGTTCACCACGTTTTTTACCATATTGTTTTTTCATAGACTTCATTATTTTTTTACCTTTTTTATTTAATGGCATTATCTTCTACCATCCGGTTGATAATCTATTCTAAATGTTCCTAGTTTCCAAAACTGACTAGTGCTAGTATTTTCTACTTTTAAAGATATCTCTCTGGCTCTAGCACGTGTGTCTATTTTAGTTGAACTACTATTAATAGTAAATGGACCCAAAGAAGAACTAGCTTTTGACTGATTAGGAAAATCTTTTAAATTAAGTGTAACTCTTGCATCACCTGTTTGTGATAAAAAGTCTGGTATTACTCTTCTTATTTTCATCATAAACTCACCGTCACCAGCTAAACCTTGTTGACCAATATCAAAACTTCCAGATTCTATATTTGATGTAATAGCCGTCGTTTGTCCTCCTTTAACTTGATTTAAACCAGTTTCATGTTCGTAATATGTTGATGCACCATCTGTATTACCGTGAACGTAATTAACATCTGTATCTGCTGTTTCTGCACTTGAGTCATATTCTGTTGCATGTGGTTTACCAAATATAGCGGAATCTTCCCATGCTGTTCTTGCTAGTGTCCCTGTAGTCCACACTGGTCGCTCGGGACTTGAATCTAGATAATTGTATGCAACCATTCTGTTTACAACTCCAGAACCTGAGTTTGGATAGAACCACATAACTTCACCGAACAAATTATTTAGTCCTGCATTAATGTGTTGTTTAGGTGTCGTATTAATATCGTCAAATACATGATCTTCAACTAAACATGGTAATGACTCTAGTCTACCAGCATATCTAAAAAAACCATTCTCTGACATCCAGTATGCAGTACCATCAACTTCAATAGCTGCGTTCTGTCCAATTAGTCCACAGTTTGTACCAACCTGTTGAAATGAGAATGTAAATGGTGGACCAACAAATCTCATAGTGAACAATGCAGTATCAGTCCAAATATAAATTGCATCACGACCTCTGATTGCTCCAACAAGTTTAGATCCATCTGCTAATCTTTGTGTACCCGCAGTGTTGGTTGCGCTTGGCGTATATGTATTAATATCCTCTTGAGAAGAAAATCTTATAAACATAGGGTCTTGTGTTGATTTAGTTCCAATAGTTGTTTCTGTTCCAAAGAATATTAAGTGACGGTCTGGAGTAGATACTAAACTAAATGCAGAAGCTGTTGGTGCACCAGATATAATAGTTGCTCTAGTATTGTTTGCTCCTGTAGGATTTGAATCCCACTCAAAACTTTCACCACCATTAATGGTTGCAATTAGTTTGTTACCTAAATTATCTAACGACCAAAGTCCAGGCGCTGTTACAATATCTCCTGATGCTGCAGCATTCCATGCAAAAAAGTTTGATGCGTCTGTTACTGTTGCTCCAGAGGAGTGTGTTGCTGCTGTTGTGCCCGATGCTCCTCTAGTCAAACCAGATAAAACTCCACTATTATCATTACCAGTGTAGGTAATTAATTCGTTATCTATCAATACTGTACCCGATGATGGAAATGAGGATGAGCTAGCCATTGTTAGACTTGTTACACTAGCATTTATACTTGATGATAATGTTGATGTGAACTGCCCTGCTTGTTGCCCGCCCCATGATCCAAGACTCCAACCTGTTGATGCAACCTCAACAGCAGGTCCAACAGAATAATAGTGTTTAACTCTTATACCACCAGATGTGGACGCACCTGATCCCGACTCGTTAGAGTCCATCTCTATCGTAAGTGTAGTATCTGTTGGTATTGATGTTACCATGAATTTGTTGTCATCAAAATCAGTAGATGTAAATCCAGAGTTAGTTATAGAGGTAAAGTTATCTAATAATATAATATCAAACTTATTAATATTGTGTGCTGACGAAAAAGTTATGGTTACAGTCTTTGATCCGTTAGTTGTGCTAAATGCGCTTGTTAGAGTTGTTGTAGATTTGATGGGATGTATGTCATAAAAAATACCACCAGAATATGCATATAAAATTCTGTTAGTTCCTAAAATAGCATACTTAATACCTGATGTATTTACAAAATGGTGTATGGCTGTGGCTCTGCCCGTTATAGCTACAGACCCTAGTTGTGACCAACCACCTATCTTTTCAGGTGTCCCATATCTAAATCTAACATTATCACCATCAACCCATTGGCTTTCACCACCTGTCGATGTAACTTGTTTATTAAATCCTGGTGCAAATTTTACTTTTTGTAACATATAACCTCATTATATTATATATTCCTTATAGGTGGAATACCTAACATCGGCCTTTTGTCAAACCTATTTTTTTCAGCAAAAGGACCATTTATATGGTTATAATGAAGAAATACTTGAGCGCAAGTATTACCTTCTAAAGGTTCTCTCCAATGTTCTAATTCACAACCACTATATACTAGCATGTCTCCCACATCAAGTAAGACTTCTGTGCCTGCTGGTGCATTTGGTTTTATAATTCCTTTGTATTCATCTATGACCATATCTGCCCCTGTGCCATCTATAAATATAGGCCATTTATCGCCACCTAAATGTATGGTTGTAGATATCTCACAACTGGGTCTATCTTTGTGTCTACGTAATATATCTCCATGCTTATATATTCTAGCATAGGAATATGTTGGTATTAGCTCAAGACCTGTCTCTTTTTGCATAACAGGAAGAACCTTCATTAACAATGTCTCCATTACATGGTCTGCATAATGGGAATATGTATTTGGCACTTGTTGATCAGTCCATGTACCTAACATTCCATTATCATATGTAATATTATTTTTATACATCCACGCAACCGCATCACGTTTAAGCATAAAGTAATTAAATACAAAATTAGCTAACTCATAACTAATTGCATTTTTTATAACTTGATATTTATTGAAAGCCATCTTGTATAAAATTAAAACTTACTGATATTCTTATATCATTCGATTTATTTTCTTCAACTGAATGCCATAACCATGCAGGAAACATTATAATTCTACCAACAATAGGTTCAATGTGCACCTCTCTCCAAAAATCTATGCCTGGATTACCTGGTTTTCTAGCTGGCATCATAACATGTACTCCAGGTCTAGGTTCAATTAATTTTAATCTTCCTGAATTAGCAGGAACTTTTACATAATACACACCAGAAAATAACGCGTTAGGATGTAAGTGAGGCATGTTCATTCCCCTTGGTGGATTTATATTAGCCCACATATTACCTAATCTTGCATATCTATCTATATGCTCATTATCATATATTTCTTTTTGCATTCTTAATAACTCTGTGACTAGTTGTTGGTACTCTGGTTTAGTGCCCATATCGGTTGTTGAATGCCAACCATTAATATTTGTTCTTGACATGCCCTTATCTTGTTTAGACCAATTAAATATATCTCTTGTTAATTGATTATTATCTAGTTGCACATCTTTAGCATACACGACTGTTGGAAAAAATTTTTCTATTATCATTCTTTTATTAAATCCATTGTAATAGATATTCTATTTTCTTTTAAATGACATGGTACAGAATGATCTAGGTTTGAATCAAATATATAAATAGAGTTTTGTGGACACTCTACAATTTTTATATTTGATACTGGGTCTTCCTCTGTTTCTTTTTTTAAACGAAACATAGTTCCATAATTATTATTATTTACCAAATAATAAACTAAAGATTTTACAACAGGTTGAGGATGTTGATGCCAAAATATATAGTCTCCTACACTAAAATTAGCCCAACATTTATATATTTTATAGCCTTGTATGTATTGTTTTATTTTACTAACAAAAAAATTCATTTCTTGAAAAGTGTGTAGGTCAGGTTTTGTTTGTAATCCAGGAGATTCAAATATATGTTCTAATTTTTTATTAACAAAATTTAAAATATAAATTCTTTCCTCTTCAGTAAATACATTATATATCATCTAAAAGGTGTGCCTCCAAACCACATAACTAAAGACTGCCTAACACCACGTGTAACAGGTGCTACTCTATGATTTATAAATGATGCAAATATAACTGCATGTCCTTGTTTAAGTTTTGCTTTTTTTCCGGGAGTCATTAATTCTAAATCTCCACCCTCAAATTGATTTTCAGGAGATAATAATAATGTCATAGATATTTTTCTAACTGGTGGTTCATGTGCCATAGCTATATCACAATCCATATGCCAATCATAAAAACCACCCTCTGGATATTCTGTAAATTGTGCCTGTTCTGTTATTTGTATATCCCCAAAACCAAAATGATTTAAGTTTGCTTTTTGTATAAATTTATTTATATCACTATACATTTCTTTCATTTCATTAAAAGGTATCCAAGATATAGTCGTTGTTCTTTTTTTAGTATCTAACCCACCTCCAGGTTTACCCATGCCAACCTGTGCTTTTTGTGGTGGTTGTCTTCTACCTGCGTTAATAATCATTTCACATTGTTGTGGTGTAAATAAAGGTGTAGTTGTTTCTACGATCCAGCTTTTCCATTTGGGTTCTAATATCATATTGCACTCCTATTAATAATAGGGTTATAATCTACATCCATATTGCAAGCTAAAGTTCTTCTTGTTTCGTCTGTGTTATTAAATGGATACACGCAATGTCTCATGTCATATGGAAAAACATAAAAATCTCTTTCTCTCATATTAGGTCCATAATCAATATTAGCAAATTGTCCTGTTGAGTTACCTATTATTTGTAACTGACCATTCATAGGTTTTTCTGCTGCTGAATATTCTACTCCAGTATTTTTTGGTAATTTTAAAATCATAACAGATGATAATCCTGTAAATAAACCACCTTGGTGGACATGAACCGGATTATATTCATTTGCTTTCATTTCATTTATCCATATAGAATTTATATGTGTTTCGTATTCTTTTATTTTATTCCAATCTAGATAATGTTTCATTACTTTATTAAACCATTGTAAAACATTTTGTGGTAAATAATTGTGGGGATGCATTCTGTTATTAGGTGGTCCATCAAAAAATAAAGAATGTTCACTTTTAATTTTACCCACTAGTTGAATATTAGCTGGAGGTAATTCATGTTTTTTTGTTTCGTATATATGATTAATAATATTATAAATATCTAAGGGCACCTCGTATTTCAATACTGATTGACCTAAAAATACAATATTAAAATTTAATGTGTCCATATTTTGTTTTTATCCTTTCTGGAATTTTTTTTATGTAAGGATTATATACTTTTTTTACTGGTCTATCAAATAACTTGTGCATATTGCTTCCAACAACTTTATCGTCATATGATACTCCATTTACACATACTTGATCTACACTATCAAATCTGTGATTAAAGTAAGGCTCATCTAAAAATTTATATATTTTCCTAAACTCTTGCTCTGGATTAGTAACTAAGTCATCATACTTTACAAAATGACATATGTCTAAATAGTTATAAGCATTTTTAATAGCCTCTAAATTTTTTGCAACAGCGCCATCTTTATTCATTATCATACTTAATTTTTCATCATCATTGTTTAAATTAAATCTATTAGGAAATGCATCTGTATTTTCTGTATACCACTGCATGTATGATGCAAGCACATCCATTAAATCTCTAAGTATTACAATGCATTTAAATGAACGTTTATAATGTTTTTGCATTAATTCAAAATTACCGGGTGTCATTACAGGCCCTCTATCAATTATAATTCTTTGAGGCCAATCTTTGTAATAAGTATCGTAGACAATATCTAAAACATTATCTAATGATTTATGATCTTGAAAATTTAAAAACACATCTGTTTGTTTAAGTAAAAACAAATCTTTCATAATCTCTAATGTAATAGAGTTTGCTGTAGCTGCCACACTAGGGTTTTGATTCATGATAGAAGCAAACAAAGTATTTCCAGACCTTGGCATTGCAACTAAAAAGAATAGTTTTCTACTCGGGTTTTGCTCCAAGTTCGTGCGTAAGTTTATTTGTTTTAGTTTGTTCCAATTGACCATTTTCTTTCTTTATTCTTTCGATAGATTGTAATTGACCTAACACATTAAATACTTCTGGTTGAGAAGATCCCTCAGTTAAAGTCTCTGCTTTATTTTTCATAGTTAAATGATAAGAGTGTAGTTGATGTGTATTAACATCTTTAGTATCAAAAGAACCGTCATCAAACTTTTTCTTAAATTTAGACCATAATTTTATTTCTCTCATTCTATCTCTTGCAACTAATTGCATGGATGCTTTATTATATATTTTTTCATCTATATCAATTTGTAATAATTCTCTTTTTAATGGATCTTCTTCTTTTTCTAATTTTTGTTGTAATCTTTTTATTTTAACCTCTACTCTTCTATAATCAAAAGATAATGTCATTAAATTTTCTAAAAATACATTCTGTTCTCTAACGCACTGCCAATATTTTGCAGCTTTAGTTGGATACTTTGCATCATTTAAAACAGAAAAAGACATCTCTGTTTCTGTTCTAAACATTTGTTTTTTAGTCCACGTATCTCTAAGTTCTTCTGTTAAACCTTTAAATTGTTTAACATCCTCTGGATCTAATAAATTATTTAAATTAGGTGCTTCTTTTTCTATAAGTTCTTTTATATTTCTTTTTTCAGTGGTCATGTGTTCCTTTCGATAAAAACAATATAAATGTTAATTAATCAAAGTCAACTGTTTTAACAGCTCTTGCTGCTGTTGTTTCCCCTGTAAATTCTTCTGTTACATTAACTGTCGCTGTTGCAGTTTCACCTCCTGACACAAGCCCAGCAGATGTCGTGCCATGTGGTCCTTTACCTTGTCCCTCTCTTGCTGTTGCTAAACTAGGAGAAGTTGAAAAGGTGGTTCCATCATAAGATTCACAATTTGCAGTTACAGGTGGTATTGGTCCTCCTGCAAAAATAGCCGCTGTTTGAACTCCAAAAGAAGCAGAAACTGCTCTTGTAAAATTTCCATTATTACCACTAGTCCAAGATGAGCCATCATATTCTTCTGATACTGTTGTTCTATCAGGATTAGCACCAAAAGCAGCTAACCCAGCTGTTTGAGTTCCTGCTCCTGCAACTGACTCTCTTGCAGTATTCATAGCACCACCATTAGTCCAACTACCACCATCATATTCAAAAGTAGTATTTACAAAAGTTGTAGGCGAATTTGTTGGATTAGAACCACCACATACTATTGCTGCTGTCTGTGTTCCAAAACCTGCACCTCCATAAGATGGACCTGGAATATCATTTTGTTCAGACCATGAAGAACCATTATATTCTTCTACTTCTAATTTAAGACTAAAAGGGCTATTTCTTGCACCACCAGATGCAAGTCCAGCAGTCTGTGTTCCTGCTCCTTGAAGATTCCATCTTCCAGTGTTCATATTTCCACCTGATGTCCAAGAATCTCCACCGTATTCTTCAGTGGTGTTTAAGCCTCCACCACCATCAAATCCTCCAAAAACTAAACCAGCTGTCTGTGTCCCTGCAGCACCCATTAATCTTTTTGCACTAGGTAAATTACCACCGCTAGAAAACGCTGCAGCAGTTGTAGCTGATAATGATATTGTAAATTCTTCTGTTGCACCAGTAAAACTAGATCCTGGTGTTTGTCCTGCCATTTTTACTGCCGTGGTTGCTCCTCCAGTTGCCGCTGCCTGTCTCATACCTGTTGATAGATTACCTTGTTCAGCCCAAGTAGTTCCATTGTATCTTTCAGTGTTAACTGTAGTTGATGTTGTTGGATATAAATATCCACCAAAACCTAATGCGTCAGTTTGAGTTCCTGTGCTCGCATGACGATATCTTGCTGTACCCATATCACCACCTGCAGTCCAACTAGATCCATCATATTCAAAAGTTTCTGCTGTAGAGTTATTCGATGTATTTATGCCACCAAAACCCAACGCTGCTGTTTGTGGTCCAGATGATGCAGCTGCAGTTGTATTTACTGGATAATCAGTTCCAGCAGTCCAAGATGTTCCATCATAGTGTTCTACTTCACTGTTAGAGGGATCTCCTCCAAATCCTATTGCCGCTGTTTGTGTTCCAGAACTTGCTAAATCTCTCATGGCGGTATTTAAATTATTACCCTCAGTCCAAGATGTTCCATTATATTCTTCTGAATTATTTAAATTCGTAGACCCTGGATTAGAACCGCCAAAAGCTAAAGTTGCAGTTTGAGTTCCTGCACCTTGTGCTAATTGTTGTCTTGCTTGATTTAAATCTCCACCGCTAGAATAACCTGTTCCATTGTATTCTTCTGTCGTTGCAACTCTACCTCCTGATATAGCACCTCCACAGATAAGTCCTGCACTAGCAGTTCCTGCTGGTGATCCACCAAGTGCTCTTCTAGCTGTTAGTGCAGGTCCACTACTATGCCAAGCAGAAGTGCCTACAAATGCTTTAAGATCACCACTAGTACTATTATAAAATAATTCACCTTCTTTCGTTCTGTCCCCAGATGTATCAGCGGATAAATATTTTACTTTTAATCCTTTTAATTCTTGGTAGGTGGACATTTAAAATTCCTTATGGGATTGTTATAGCCGTTGGTCTATTAAACTGTGCTTTGTGTTCATCAGATTCAGCATCCCAAGCATTTTGTGCTAAAGTAACTGCGGCATTAACTAAAGTTTGTGCTTCAGATTTAGTTTTTTCTACGCCATTTTTTTCAGCTAACCAGTAAGCTCCTTTTTCATTATTTCCAATACACCAAACATCGACGTAATTAGATCCATCGTGACCTGTATATCCTTTTAAAGAAAAGTCTAATCTATCTTGATGAGTAAAGAATCCTTTACCTGTGTTTGTTGCTGTGCCGTATATAAATAGTGCCATATTAATCCTCCTTCCTGTTATAACTTATTACTATCATAAATCAACTATCTGTTATTGTTTTTAAATTTAAACTTGTTGTTTCAGCTGAAAATTCTAATGTGCCATCATTATCTCCATTACCACCTGCATGAATAACTGCTGAAGAAGGCCCATTAGATCCTCCAGACCCTGCGTTGACAGGTGTTGATGTGCCTGTGAACCAAGAAGTGCCATTCCACATTTGAGTGTTACCAGCTGTAGCACCAGACCCATTTAATAACATCATGTCATTATAATCACCAGCACCTTGTCCTGATCTACTGTCATCTAATACATCTGCTACCTCTGTCCAAGCTGTGCCATTCCACTCTTCTACATTAGATACATTAACAACTCCACCAACTCCATCCTGTGTTCCTGAAGCATTTAAAGCATTAGAATCATCTCCAACTTGTTGTGGTGCACCTCTGGCTGTGTTTAAGTTAGCTATCTCTGTCCAAGATGTACCATCATAAGTTTCACAATTAACAGTAATACCTGGAACATCTTTACGACCAGAAACCATTCCTGCTGTTTGTGTTCCACTAGTTCTTGCTCTACCTGGAGTATTTAAATTATTTTGTTCTGCCCAACTTGTTCCATCGTATTCTTCACAATTTGCAGTTGAACCAGGAGTTCCTCCACCTGCAACTAAAGCAGCTGTTTGTGATCCTGCACCTGAAATATCCCATCGTGCAGTTCCTAAATTATTTCCTTCGGTCCAACTTGTACCATTATATTCTTCTGAATTTGCAGTAGCTTTAGGACTAGATGCTGGATTATATCCACCAAAACAAAGTGCAGCAGGTATTGTTCCAGACATTCCACAATTTTCTTGTCGAGCAGTATTCATATTACCACCACTAGCCCATGATGCAGCTGTAACTGTTAAAGCTGTTATATTAAATTCTTCTGTTAATGCAGAGTTAGGATTACTTCCAGCTACCCAAGCACTTGTGCTACTTCCAGCTCCACCAGCATGATTTCTAGCAGTTGATAAATTTGTAATTTCTGTCCAAGAAGATCCATCATATTGTTCTGTATTAACTGTTGTACCAGCGTTAGGATTAGAAGTAGGACTTCCACCAAATATTATTCCACTATCTTGACTAGTTGAATTTTGTGATGCACTTAGTCTTCTTCTAGCAGCATTTACATTATTAGTAGATGTCCAAGAAGTTCCATTATATTCTTCAGTAGCACTTGTTAAAGCTGTTGAAGGGCCTCTTCCAGTGCACATTAAAGCAGATGTTTGGGGTCCCCAACCTGTGCCCTCTCCAACCCTACTAGTTGCCATAGTCCCACCTGATGTCCAAGACGATCCATCATACTCATAAGAATTTGTTCCACTACCTTGTCCAGAATATAAAGTGGCGGTTTGTGTCCCTGAACCTACACCAGCACTACCTGTAGATGGAAAAGCATGGCCAGAATCAGTCCAACTAGTACCATCGTATTTTATTGTTACTGTTGTTGGACTATCTGATATTCCCATTGCTATAGCTGCTGTTTGAGTTCCAGCTGCTGTAGCGTTTGCTGCAGCATGTGTTGTATCTCCGCCTATTGCCCAACTTGATCCATTATATTCTTCTGTTTCATTTAGTGTATAAGGTGCATCTCCTGGATTACCAAAACAAATTAAACCTGCTGTAGCAGTCCCCGTTGCTCCTTGTGCAACTGTTCTACCACTAACTATAGGAGCTTCAGAATGCCAAGCAGCACTGGATACAGCAATTTTCATTTCTTTACTAGTATCACTAAAAAATAATTGACCTTCAGCTTGTTCATTATTAAGATCAGTTTCAAAAAATTTAATTTTCTTACCTCGTATAGTTTTATAATCCGTCATGATACATCCATTGTTCTTGTTCCAGCAGATGGATCATTCCATTCTTCCGTTCTATTTAATGCTTGGTTAGGCCCAATACCTGCTGGTCCACTACCACCAAAAGCTAATCCTGCTGCAGAAGTTCCACCGCCCTGTAGATAATTAGAACCAGTAACCATATTGCTTTCATTTGTAAAAGAAGTTCCGTCATAAGATTCAACTTTGTTTTGATGTCCTGCTGGTGCTGATCCTCCTCCTGCTGTTATCGCAGATGTTTGAATTCCAAAAGCTGCTCCAGCATATCTAGTATTATTTTGATTACCTGCTGCAGACCATGATGAACCATTGTATTCAAAAAATTCATTTGATTGATCTGGACTAGAACCATCAAACTTAATATACATCCCAAGCAAAGCTGCTGTTTGTGTTCCAGCCATTGCGTGATAAGCTAAATTTATTGGAAAATTTCCACTATCAGTCCATGATGAACCATCGTAGTGAGCTGTTTTATTTGTTTTGTTATTTCCTGGATTTTGTGTACCACCACAATGAACTCCTGCTGTTTGTGTTCCACATGCTGATGCTTGTCCTGAAACAAAAGGTAAATCTCCACTTGAAGTCCAACTAGTCCCATCATAATTAAATGTAAAGTTTTCTCTAGTATCAGTTGGAGTATTTCCACCAGAAGAAAAAGCTGCTGTCTGTATTCCACCGCCACCATTACCTGTAGTCACAGTAGGCATATCAGTAACCTCAGTCCATGAAGTACCATTATATTCTTCTGTTTCAGCCATAAGATCACCTGTAGAAATTGAACCACCATAAACTATTCCAGCTGTCTGTGTTCCAACAGTTGCTCTAGAGTTCCATCTGTTTGTATTTAAATTACCACCAGAAGAAAAAACACCTCCAGCGTTACCTGTAAACTTTATTTGTTTGGCTACGCTATTATACCAAATTTGACCAAATTGAGTATTAGATGGGTCACTTGTTACGGTCTTAACACTATAACCTTTTAATTGTCTATAAGTTGCCACTTAGACTCCTATTAATCATTCTTGAATAGCCAACCTTGAGTAGAGTCAGTAAATACTAAAGTAAATGCTGCTCTTTCTGTTGACACTGTTAAATCTTCATCTGCTCCAAAAATTTTTGATGAGTTTCTTCCTACTGTTAATGCGTTAGAATCAAATGTTCCAGCATAGTCTACAATAGATACTTCATCTCCTAAAGTTGGTGAAGCTGGAAGTGTAACTGTAAACGATGCACTAGTTGTATTTGCAAAAACACCTTGGCCTGCTGATGCTGTATAATTACTTGTTTTAACTGATTGCCAAGATGTACCACCGCCAATATATGTTTTAACATCTGATGCTGCAACTTGAACCATAGTGCCATTATCATTAACTACAAATCTATCTGCATCAACTAAAGTTGTAGAAGTTGCACTTGTCCCACCATCAACTATGTTTAGCTCTGCTGCTGTAGCGTCTATAGCAGCTAATTTTGTTAGGTCTGCTTGTACTAATCCTGATACACCATCTAGTAAATTAAGTTCTGCTGCAGTTGATGTAACTGCTGTAGAGTTAAGAACTAACTTACCATCTCCAACAATAACTTTATCATTAAATGTAGCAGAACCAGCATCACTACCATCAAGAGTAAGCATAGTAATATCAGAACTATCATCAGTTCCTTTAAATATAATATCTGTATCATTGCCTTGTGCATCAATTGTAATATTACCAGCAGACGTAGCAACATTAACTGCTGCATCTCCTGTTGTTAAATCATCAAACGCTGTTGATATTCCCGATTGAAAGTATGTTTTAAATGTTGCAGCGCTAGTAACACGCATAGTGCCACCATCGTTATGTATAATACCATCACCATCTGCAACTGCAGTTGTTCCAACTGTGGCTCCACCATCAATTAAATTAATTTCTGATGTTGTAGCTGTTACACCATCTAAAATATTTAGCTCATCTGTTGTTACAGTTGCACCATCTAGTATTTCTAATTCTGCTTCTGATATACCTGCAGATCCAATAGTCACTGTCCCTGCAAAAGTTACATTAGCACCACTAAATGTCATAGCGGTTGTAGGTGTAGATCCTGATTTAATTACAAGTTCTCCACCAGAATTTGTTAAACTACCGAAAGTTGTGCCATCATCTTTAAGTGTGACATCTGCTCCACCTGCATCTAAAATAATATCAGCGCCAGCATCTAATGTAATATTACTAGAGTTATCTATTTCTGCAATAACAGGTGTAGTTAAAGTTTTATTTGTTAGGGTATCTGTAGTAGCTCTACCAACTAAAGTGTCTGCACTTGCGGGTAAAACTACAGTTGGACTACCAGAATAAGCTGAATGAGGTGCTGCTTGTAGTTGTGTGTAATGTGCGTTACTAGATTCACAATAAAATCTTACGTAAGATTCAGAGCCAGAGTTTTTTATTGATATAGCACCTGATTCTATATCAATACCATTAGATCCATCAATTCTAACAACACCCGTTCCATTTGGTGTTAAAGCAATATTACCATTTGATGTCGATACTAAACCATTACCATTAACATCTAAATCACCACCTAATTGTGGAGTTGTATCTTCTACAACATTTGATATAGCTGCTGATGAAGCAAGCCCAGATACAATGGCTGATCTTGCGATTTTTTTAAGACCACCACCTGAAGTATCAACTGCTAAGAATACGTCATCATTAGCAACTGTAGATATTTCTGATAATGAACCTACTGCTACAGAATTAAAGTTTGTACCATCTGCAATTAATAAATTACCTGCAGTGTTAGTGCCCATTGTAATATCATCACCAGATACTGTAAGATCTCCGGTCACGGTTAAATTTTGTGAGGCTGTAACATTACCACTTGAATCTATAGCTAAGGCATCCGTGTCAGATGTATGACCTATATTAGTTCCATTTATAATTATATTATCGACTGTTAAAGTTGTAAGAGTACCAACAGATGTAAGATTAGGCATTGCTGTAATCTCATCATCAAAGTATGCAGCTAAGTCTGTAACTGCAACTTGCACCATAGTGCCATTGTCATTTAATACAACTCTATCTGCATCTGCAACTGTTGTAGATGTAGCTGATGTTCCACCGTCAAGAATATTTAATTCTGCTGCAGTTGAATCAACTGCTGCAAGTTTTGTAAGATCTGCAGCTACTAATCCAGAAACTCCATCTAATACGTTCAATTCTGCTGCAGTTGATGTAACTGCTGTGCTTCCTAAAGTAAGGCCACCGTCTGGTATGACCACACTACTACCAGATAAAGCTGTAAAAGTATTCGCTGTAAATCTAAAATCGTCTGCACCAGCAATTGCAATATCAATTTGATCGTCTGTATCTGCTGTAATAGTTGTGTCTGCATCAGCATCAAGAGTTAAAGTTCCACCGTCTAAATCTGTTGCTCCACTAAAATTAGTGTCTACTATATTTGTTCCATCAGAAAAAAGTAATTTTGTGCTTTTATCAGATGCACCAAAAGTTACACCAGTACCTGATGCAGTTTTAAATTGAACAGTAAAAGAACCTGACGTTCCGTTTACCACAATATAAACTTTTTCAATTGAATCTGGAACAGTTACAATTTGATTACCTGTAATAGTTCCTGTTAATTTTATAACCGCGTGTCTTGCAACAGATGTTGACTCAGTTGTATCACCATCTGTAATAGATAAAGTTGTTGTTTGCGCACCGCCAGCAATAGATTTTTCTACATAACCAGCGATTGCTTTTTCTACGATTTGTAAATTAGTATTAGTTTTTGTCCCCCATGTACCGGCATTTTCGCCGGTTGCCATTAGTTCTAGACCAAGATCTGAAAATGTTGATGCCATAATTTAATCCTTAAGGTGTCGGTGAGTTGACTGGTATTCTAACTGTTCCATCAGTATAGTCATCTCTTCGTCTTCTACCTATTTGCTCT